TCAGCCCGATTTCACGATGCCCTCGTAATGGTGAATACGGCCGCGAGCGTCGTAGATCGGCGTCACGGGTGCCTCAAACCGGGCACCGAGTCCGGTCCGCCCGCCGAAGTCCACACTGATCACGACGGAATCACCTAGTTCGTATTCGAGCGAGCGCGGCAGCAATAGGCGGTACTTGTTGATTCCGAACAGCGGCCGACCCTTGAGCGGTTCCTCGGTCTGACCTTCGAGTCGTTCAGTGATGACGCGGCCCATCACGACCTTGGTGGTCTCGACTTCCGTCTCACGGTCACGCAGGTGCAGCGTGATCTTGTCGCGGCCCAGCATCACTGCGCCCTGACCCGGTACCGGTTAAGGACGATCTGCTCGGCCAGGTTCCACCCTTGCCACCCGGCGCGCAGGGACACACTGCCGAAGTCCGCCGCCAACTGCTCGGGGTTGGCGACCAAACGCGCTGTCGCCGTGACGATTACGGCCGCGATGTCCTCGGCCGGGTCGGTACCGGCGAACCCACGGCCTCGGGTGTAGCTGCGGGCCAGCGCGGTGATGATCGCGGCGTGCTGCCCGGCCAGGGCGACGATCACGGTGTCGTCGCCCTGGCCCAGGAAGTCAGCGACCTGCTGGCCGGTAACGGCTGTCATCAGGCCTCGGTCAGCAGCGTGACGGCCTTGGCCTGCAACAGCGCGGTGTCCCAGCGGCTCACGACCCGGATACCGATGCTGTCGTAGTCGCCCCAGGTCTGGTCAAGGATCTTGACCTCGGCGTTCACGTCGCGAGCGACGACCACCTTCGACATATCGACCAGGCCGACGCGCGCCTTGCCGGGAGCTGCGCCCGTGTTGGCGATGTTGTCGGTGATGATCACCGGCAGGCCGAACAGCCGCAGCTCCGTGCCGTTCTGGATGGTGTTGGGGTCGATGACGTAACGGGCGTCCCCGGTGCCGACCTTGATCTTGCGGATCGCGGCGAACGACGCGGCGGTCATCACCCAGTGGGTCGGGCTGACCTTGTTGCCCTGCGCAGCGGCCAGGCCGTCGATCAGGGAATCGGGGTCGGCCAGGTCCAGGGTGCCGGTCGCAATACCGGTCTGGCGCAGGATGCCCTTGATGGTGTTCGACGTACCGGCACCGTCCCACAGCGCCGCGTCCAGGGCGTTGGCCACGTCGGTGACCAGACGGGTCCGCAGCACGCTTTCCAGGCCGACGACCGAGGTACGGATCAGCTCATTGGAGAGCTTGACCAGCACCTTGAGGCCCTTGAGCGTGGACGGCAGCAGCGTCACCTCATCGAACGCCACGTCGCCGTCGGTGATCTGCGCACCCTCGGCCACAAACCCGGCGGTCACGCCGTTGACGATGCGCGGCACCCGGACCGGAGAACTGGAGTCGAGCACGACCGGGCCAGCGGCCAGGAACGTGCTGGCCTGCTCCAGCGGCTGCACCAACAGGCTGGAGACCTGGGACTGAATCAGGGTGGAATTGCCCGAAGTAACTTCGATGGCCATGTCTTGAAAATCCTTGCGTCACAGGGGATTCCGCTGCTCTGCGCGAGGCACCGGCGAGCTTCGAAGATGGGGCGGGATTGCCCCCGTCGATGCCCCGCGCAGAACAGCGGGGAGGGGTCGAACCCGTGTCGCCAGGACAGTGATGGGGCCGGTCCGCCAGGAACCGACCCCATCAGCATACCCCCGAGGGGTACTAGGCCAGCGATTTCAGGGTGTCGAGCAACGAGAACGACCCCGAGGCCGGGCCGCGCTGGCCCTGCCCGATGTCCCCTCGCGGCGTCCGGCTGGCCAGGTGCGGCTTGTCGGTCAGCAGCGCGTCGATGGCCCCGGTCAGCGCCTCGGCGTCGTCCAGGTGCGCGGCGTCGAACTCCAGGTCAGCCGGGTCCGCCAGTCGGCCGGTGGCCCGCACCAACTCGGTATGCAGCCGCGCGGCATAGGCATCGGCCTGCCCGGCCCGCTGCCGGTACTTCCCGTTCTCCTGCCGCAGCTTCTCCACCACCGAGCGCGGGAACGTCTCGGCGTCGTCGCCGCCGTCGCCACCGAGGCCGGCCAAACTGCGGCTGGCCTCGGTGTCGCCCTCGGTGGTCTCGGTGGCGGCGTCCTCGGTCACCGTCTCATCGACCTCGGTGGTTTCATCGGTAGTGGTCATGCGGATTTCCCTTCGGTTGTTGTGACTATTTCCTGTTGGCAATTGCAGCCAAAATGGCGCTTGAAGTGGGCTTTCGGATGGAACACCCGGCCGTCCTCGGCCCAGCGGACGCAGCGCTGGCACGGGTCGGCGTCGAGCTTGCGGGTCCAGCCCTTCACCACCGGTATGCGGTTGATGACCTCGACCGTGATGGCCTGACCCGTGTCCAGCGGTTCCGACCGGGCCAGCCGTTCCAGCCGGTTGGCCGTCTCGTCAGGTTCCGCCTCGACCACCGGTTCCGACGCGGCCTCCGGTTCCGACGCGGCCTCCGGTTCCGGCGCGGGCACCGGCTCCGGGTGAACCTCGGGTTCACCCGGAGCCGGCTCCCGGCGAACCTCGGGTTCGGGCGCGGGCACCGGCTCCGGGTGAACCTCGGGTTCGGGCACCGGCTCCGGCGCGGGCTCCCCGATGATCGTCTCCACGGCCTTAGTCAGCCGCTCCGTGTCATCACGCGGTGCAATGCCGTTGGGCGGCTGCGGGATACCGGTCGCCGCCTCGATCTGCGCAGCGACTCCCAGATCGGCCAGCGTGGTCGCCGCAGCGTTCGCCGTCGCGATCACGGCCGCTATCGCAGGCACCGCGACGGCCGGGGCCACGCCGCCCGCCTGCATCGCGGTGTAGATGCCCAGAACCGAGGCGGCCGTGCCGGCCGCCAGCGCCTCGGTCTGGCCCTGGTAGTCCTCCACCACGGTCACGCGGCACCACCGCCCCGCAGCAGGGTCAGCCCGGCACCGTCCAGCGCCTCGGCCCGGCGGGCGGTGCGGATAGCCGCGATCTCGTCATCGGAGTACCCCAACCGGGCCAGCGCGACGGACGCGGGCAACAGACCCGACTGGAACAGCTTCACCACGGCGTCGGCCTCCTGGGCCACCGAGCGGGTAGCAGCGTCGGCCCACTGGACCCGTGCCTCGACCTGGGAGGGGTCGCGACCGTCACGGACCGCGACCATGAGCTTGGCCACCTGCTCCCATGCCCGCCCGAGGGTCTGCTGTCGAGCCTCGGCGCGGGCGGTCAGGCTGGCCTCCGCTGCCCGCAGGGCGTCGGCGCTGGCCGGGTTGTCGGAGAACACCCCGACGTAGTGAGCGGGCAGCGTGGACACGGCCATGATCTGGCCCAGGATCACCCGGACGCTGGCCTCATACCCGGACAGGTCAGCAGCGGCCAACTGCCCGAACTTGGCGGCGTCGTTCTCGCTGATCATTGCCCGATGGCCCTCGGGAATCGGGTTGACCTCGCGCATCACCGGCTGGCCGTCGTCGTCCAGGACGGGGTTGCCGTCGTCATCGAGCACCGGTTCCTCGGTCAGCTCGATGCCGGTGGCCCAGCGCCGGGGACGGCCGACGAACTCGCTGGTCACCATCATGTCGGCCAGGGACTTATTCAGCGCGTCCACCAGCGGCTTGAGGTCGTCAATCTCGCTGCCGCCCCAATCACCGACGATGCGGTCGGTGTTGCGCAGGTTGACCACCGGCACGACACCGAGGGGGTTCGGGATGACCTCGATGGTCGTGAACCCGTTGGCCACTGCGCCCTGCTGATCAGCACGCAGGCGGCGGATTTCGTCCGGCAGGTACACCACGGCCTCGGTCGTCTTGGCCGTCGCGTCCTCCCAGCGCTTCACCGCCGCGACCACCTCACGGCTACCCGGATCAGTAAGCACGGCAACCTGTTTGGCCGATTCCACGGTGACACGGGGACGACCGGACCGGTCTGCCCACACGATCACGTAGGAATCGCCCAGCAGCAGCGCCTCACGGTGCGCCACGCCCGCCTGCTGGTCCAGGTCGTTGCGCAGCCAGTCGGGCCAGATGGCCGCAGCCTCCCCGGTGAAGCCGGTCACCCGCAGCCGCTCGGCCAGCGCCGTCACGGCCAACCTCGGGAGGTTGGACGCCATGACGCCAAACCGGTTGCCCAGCGCGGTTTTCGCCTCCGGGGACAGGAACGCCAACGGCTGCTTGCCGTCGTAATACCGGTCCAGATCGGCATACCGGGCCAGCGGCTCATTGAGCCGTTGCAGCAGGTTGGTCAACAGTTCGGTCTGGGTCATGCGAAGCTCCTTGCTCGTTTCTTGTTGGACTTGGCCATGTGGAACGCCGCCCGGTCGAACGCCACGATGGCGGCCACAGCGGCGTCGATCTTGCGGGGAGACCCCCGCTTGTCCTTGCTCACCAGGTCGCCCATGGGGGTCGGTTTGGCGATGCAGTGCGCGACGTGCGCGGCCATCTGCGGGTCGCCGTCGTGGCTCACCGATTTCGTGATCACGGCCTGATACAGCCGGTCAGTGGCCGGGGCCATCCGCTGCGCGTTGGCGGTGTTCCACTCCAGCACCCGGCGCTCACCGTGACGCTGCGCCCACTGCTCGATCTCGCTGCGCCAGCCCCACGGGTCGGCGGCCAGCTCGATGACGTCGAACTTCTGAAACGCCATCTGCACGGCCATATCAACCTCGGCCCGAGGCACCCGCCAACGCGGATCACCGGGGTTCGACCACAGGCCCTCAAGCCACAGGTAGCCGTCGAGCGTGCACCCGACCAACGCGGTCGAGTCACCCGAGGCCGACCCGTCGAACGCCAGGACGACACGCTCACGCGGCCCCACGTCCCGACCATCAGCGCAGGCGTCCCAGGCACCCCACGGCAACCACGACTCGACACCGGTAACCCACTGGCCCAGACGCAACTGCCGGAACACCGGCTCGCGAATCGTCTTGCGCGCCGCCTCGATGCCGTCCTCGGACAGGAACGGGTCCTCACACGCAAGGGCCGGATTGCCGACCCGCCACGCCTTGCGGTCGGTCACCGCGCAGCCGTCCGGCGCGGCGAACTCCCGGAAGTAGAACGCGGGGTCGTCACCGGCCCGGCCGTGCTCGACCAGCCGCCACATGATGGAGTCCGGGGAGCTGGCCGGGGTGCTGATCGCCAACGTCAGCGACTCCGGCCGCTTGCCGGACACCGAGGTCACCGCCTCCCACACGGCCTCGGTCACCACGTGCAGCTCGTCCACGATCAACAGCGACGGGTCATGCCCGTGCAGGGCACCCGGTTCCGCAGGCAGCGGCGTCAGGGTGGCGTCGTTCTCCGGCAACACCAGCCGGTCGGCGTACACCTGCACCCGGTCGGCCAGCAGCGGGTTCAGCTCCACGATGCGCTTGGCGTACTTCATGGTGATGTTCGCCTGGCGCTGGTCGGACGCGACCACCAGCACCTCGGCCGACGGCGGACCGGTGAACAGCTCGGCCACGCCGAGGGCCGCCGCCAGCATCGTCTTGCCGTTTGCCCTGGGGATGCTCACCAGCGCCGTGCGGATACCCGGCGCGAACGCCCCGGTGATGATCTCGCGCTGGAACGTCCGCAGCTTGAACGGATCCCCGGCACCATGGCCGCGCGGGGTGACCACATAGTCACGGATGAACCGCTCGCGGCGCTCGGCCCGCCCGGCCGGATACGCCGAGAAGTCAAGGGGCGCAGCCTTTACCGTGCCCTTCGGACCCGCCCTCATGCCACCGCCGCCTTTGCTGGCAGGACGTTGCCGTTTGCTGGCCGCAGCCCGGACGCTCGAAAATCGGTGTGTAACTCAGACTTAGCCTCACCGCGCGGGTCTTTACGGCCCCGAGGAGGGGTCATCCCCCAGGGGTCGCGCGAGGGGCGAGTTTGCTGGGATCGCGAGGTAGTTTGCTGGGTGGCCGTCGGCCGGGCCGCGCCACGGCTCCGGTTGCACGGGCCACAGACCACCTCGGCGTCGATGCCGAGGCGGATGCGCTTGCCCTTGGCCTTGCGCTCCCATGCCGAGGGCAGATGGTCGAGCTGCAAGTCCTCGGTGGCACCGCAGTCGGTGCAGAACGGCTGCAGCTTACGGCCTTTGGCGCTCAGACGCTGCCAGGCGGCGTCATACCCTCGGGCCGCTGCCGAGACCTTCGGCGACGACGGCCGGACATGCTCGGGGCACCGGGAGCCGTCGGCAGGCTCGCCGCACTCAAGGCACGGGCGCAGGGTCACAGCTCCCCCTCGGCGTCGGTCATCCGCTCCAGCAGCTTGGACCGCCAGGCGTCGAGCACCACCTGAGAACGGCCGCCGCTGCCCAACGTGAGCGCATGTTCCATCAGCATCAGCAGCGCCGACAGGATGGCCGTGTGGTCGGCCCGCTCGGAGAGCACCGCGTCCACGCCCACCTTGTCGCGACGGATGTACGCCTCAATGAGCGCCACCGCCGCCAGTGCGTGGTCGTTGGCGTCACCAGTCGATTCCATAGATTCTCTATCCTTTCAGTCCAGGGTGCAGGGGGTCGGTTTGCAGTTAGCTGGGAGCTGTCGCCGCCACGGCTGCGTAGCGGTGGGTCGCCGCTGCTCTCACGCCGCTGCTCTATCTCGATTCGGTTCACCCGAGGGGTTCCCCTTCGGCCTCCGGTCCCCGCCGTGATCCGGTGCGCCACCTGGGCGGCCCAGCGCGCCACCCCTATAGGGTGGTGGCGCACCTGGCGCACCCATTGCGCGGAACTGGCGCACGGTGGCGCACTGATCAGTGAATTTATGCTCTGAGCTGCGCAAATAGGTGCGCCAGTAGGCGAGTGGCGCACGGTGGCGCACCTGGCGCACTCACTAGGGAGCAGCGACCCGAAAACCGTATCGCCGCAGGTCATAGGGGGTGCGCCAGTGCGCCACCCCACTTTTGGCGCACCGAGGGTCATTTTCATGCCGGATTCTCCTGTTCGGAGCGGCCCGAAAACGGGTCCACACCGGTCAGCGTGTGCCATTCCGGCGCGGCCTTGGTGCCCTTGTTGATGACCCGGCTGATCTGTTCAAGACGCTCCACGGCGTCCTTGAGCTTCCGCCGCGAGAGGTTGCTGGAGCCGTGTTCCAGCACCTTCTCAAGGCCACGCAGAGACAGGCCGGGGTGCTGGTCGATCAGCTCCCACACCGCATCGTTCTCGGCCTGGTGACGGTTGGCGGTGCGCTCGGCACGCGGGTTGTCACCGAGCGTCAGGTGACCGCCGTCATCGAGCTTGAGCACCCCGGCCTCAACCGACACGTCACGGCCAAAGGCGCTGAACGTGCGCGGCGTCGATCCGTCCGGCACGCCGTCGATCTCGATGCGCGCGAGGGCATCGGGGAACCCCTCAAGGGAGCTGTGGCCCCGAGCGCCCCGGTCGGCGTCCTTACCGAGGTGGTGCACGACGACCAGGCCCGCCGCCTCACACTCAGTCGCCAGCGTGCGCAGGCCCGTCAGGATCGGCACCACGTCCTCGGAGCTTTCCGAGACACCGAGCGCACCGAACAGGCTGTAAAGACAGTCCACGATGATCAGCGAGCCGGGGGCAATCTCGCTGCGCCACCGCTCCCGGATGGCGTCCACGCGCACGTCCAGGGACCGCTCAGCGCCCCGCAGCGCCCGCAGATTGAGCCGGTCAAGCCGTTTGACTCCAGCCTGCTGATACTGCCGATGGATCGTCGCCACGGGCATCTCCGTGTCGAACAGCACGACCTCGGCATCCTCGGCCAGCGTCACGGGGAACTTGCCCAGGAACGGCACCCCGTCCACCCCTGCGCGCACCAGCTCGCGCACCACGGTGGACTTACCGGCCTTGCGTTCGGCGAACAGCCCGAGCACACCGGTTCGGGCCAGCACCTTGTCTATCGCCCATGCCACCTCGGGGGGTTCGTAGGTGGTCAGGTCGATCCGGCCGGGTATCACTACGTCGGCGGCGACGGACTCAGCGGCGATGACTTCGGCACGCTGCCGCGCCAGCTTGTTCGCCGCCATACGGGCCGCCGCCGCCTCAATCGACAGACGGGTGATCTCGTCAAGGGTCAGCGCCGTCAGCGTCTCCAGCTCTGCGACGGTGGCCCCGTCCTTCATCAGGGTGTCGCCCGCGACTATCAGCTTGGGCTCATGTGCGGCAGCGCCGACCGCTGCGGCCCTATCGAGACGCTTCACGGTGAGCCATGCCCACTGTTCAGGGCGGCCTCGCAGCTCACTCAGAGCGAAATTGACTGTGGCCCAACGCTCTATCTGCTTTTGTCGCTCGTCCTCCGCAGCACGCTCGGCTGCGTGCTTCTCGTTGGCCACGACCGTGTTGAACGGTTGGTAGTCCGGGTGACCGTACTTGTGCCCGTTGACATCCGGTCGATCACGGCTAGTTGCGGTAGTATCGGTGGCGGTCATCTTGATGACTACTCCTAGTTCGTTCTCTTGGTCGAGGACAGCGACGCCGCCCGGATGGAGCACCGGGCGGCGTTTCGCATTCCGGGACAAGGACATTCGGGTGAGGTCAGTAGCTATCGACACCCCAGAAGTCCGTCGTTTCATCCGATAACTCAATGACCACCAAGTGGCGCCCCGCCAAGTCGTTGACCATCAGAAGTACCAGGCCGTTGGCACACAGCACCCAGGCGACGGGTTCGATCCAGTTCTTCCACTTACTCTCGAAACCCCGCCCGGTGTAAGGGATTAGCTGGACAATTCCTAGCGCGGCGATGCTCGATCTTGTGGCCGCGACGATGGGATAGTCAGGGTCTAAACCACCTGGGCTCAGCACGGCCTTGGCTTCGGCCTTCGCAGCGGCGGACCAGTCCACCGGGGCGGTTACGTCGTTCATGCCGTCGGGGTTCATCGGGCTGCCGTGATCTCGGCGGGAACGATCGGCTTCATCATCGCGTCAAGGTCGGAGAGCTTGAACAGGTATGCGCTGCCGGGCTTGTCGGTGACCCTGTAGGCGCGCAGCTCGCCAGCGGCGACCTTGTCGCGGAGAGTGAATTTACTGACGCCCGTGTACCGGACGGCGTCATTCATCGGCACGTACTTCGGCGGAATAGGGGTGGTGGCGGTGGACAT